CTAGATTTGAATTTACAAATTTAACGATATCCCTTTATTGAAACTAGGTGTCTTTGTACTTCGTCGCTGCACATCCACTTGGCGTACTTGATCTCCTTGGACAGGAGCTGCTGCTGCACCACGAGACGAAACATTCAAACTGTTCAAAATGTTGTCAACGCCAGAGGGTCCACGAAACCCTTCTGCAGATCCAGTTGAACGGTCACTGGCAACTCTTGTATTGGGTCCTCCACCAGCAGAACCTCCGCCAAGGCTTCCTGACATCCCTCCAAATCCGCTTAAAATATTGCTCATAAAATTACCGAATCCAGGGTTGGAGGAATTTGCAGCTGCAGAAGTCGCCGCCGCTTGACCAACCTTTCTTGCCAAATCCGGGTTGTCTTTCATGACGGTCTCCATTCCAGGAAACGAGGTCTTGAAGTAGCTCTGCATCATATGGTACATAAACGCACTGCCTGCAAGTTGCATCATCAGACGAATCTCCGGGGCTATTTTCGCCCTATCTTTGTACTTTTCGTGCAATTCTTCAAAAATCTCGTCGTAATCATCGGATGATTCATGGACGGATTCTGACCAACCGTCCAACTTGACGTCGAAAGGATCGAATTTGGAGTTTAAAAATTCCACTCCCGTCACAAATGCCATCATCATCTTTTTCTGGAACTTGACACTAATATCCACATCGCGCTGTGCTTTCAGACGCAAATATTCATCTTTGATCTCCGCTAACGAATGGTTCATTGTGTACCTGCGAGTTACGGGAACCCCCTTCTGTGCCAAACGCTGCAGCTTGAACAAAAGGTCCTGCTTCTCTTTTTGAATTTGCTCTTCTGTCATTGGCGTCGGTGGCACTGGTTGTGCTTGCGTCTGTTGATGCGCTTCATTGAAAGACAAAGAAGTGGAAGTTGGCTGGTTTGGCTGCTGCGTAGCTTGTGGCTGGTAACCGCTCCCTATTGGGTCAATCGATGCTGCTTTCGCTCCTAAATTCGAACTGAAGGAATTGAACGACGGAGTTGTTGTCTGGAATGTTGAAGGTCCTTTCGAAACTTCCATTGTTGGAACTAAATATGGATTGGACTGGATTTTTTCAATTGGAACGTTGCTTCTTTGAGTGTCACTGTTCAAAATGTCGGACAAATCACGCACTGAATTTGTTCCGACAATGTTCTCAAATCCTGAAACGCGTGCCTGGTTTGATTCATTGGTGGGTTGTCGCTGCAACTGAATCTGAGGCTGGTACTGTTGCTGCTGGGGGTACTGTTGCTGCTGTGACGGTTTCTGCGACGGATTTGGTACGATGTTCTGTACATTGAAAGAATTGGTTTGGGTCGTCACTGGTGAAGCCGGTTTGTTCGAGAGAAGTTCCAACCCATTAAATGGAATCGTGCGGAAACTCTGTGACGAGATCGGATTGATCATTGGATTGGAGACAGTAATAGGTACATTGTTGTTGGAAAACGTCGAAGTTGTCGACGTCATTCCATTTCCTCCACTTCCCCCCATCAAGTCACTAAGATCGATTTCTTTCACGGTTCCGAGACTTTGTGCCATGTGGTGCAATAAGATAGTGGCAGAAGAAAAGTTTTGCTTGTTATTATTGGCTTACTCATTTTTCTCCTTAATTTCGTACGCATAAATTTCAAAGGTGCGTTTTTTTCCGGATTTAGTCGCAAATAAAAATCTATTGAAATAATAATAAAACTACTCTTCCGAATTCCAAAATAATGCCCGTTCTAACTCGTTCACAGACCCTCAAACTCAAGGCCAAAAAGGCAAGAAAGACTCCTAAGAAGAAGGCATCAAAGAAAATCCAAAAGGGTGGTGCATCGATCGTTCTCCCACAAGAGTATTTCGGAAGAGCCGCTTCTGTCCTGTACCCAGAGGGAGCTTCCCAGCTTGGATCGTATGAAACTGCTTACGGTGCAAGTGCCGGAACGGATTTAGGAAGTGTAAGTAATCCTCTCAGTGGCACTAGCGACATCAACCTTGCCCCTGGTGGATACTTTTTCCCTTCAAGTGGTCAGCAGACGGGTGGAGCACCGAAGACCGCGAAGAAGGGCAAAAAGACTGCTTTGAAGAAGAAAGTTGTCAAGAGAAAGGTTGCCAAGAAGAAGGATGGAAAGAAATCAAAAAAGGTGGTTGCTAAGAAGGCCAAGAAGTCAAAGACGGCCAAGAAGGCTAAGAAAGTGGCTTCGAAAAAGTAATAAAAAATTTCTTTTGTAACCAGTAAATAACATGGGCAACTTATCCAACTTTGCAATTCTCGCGGTCATCATTCTCCTTGTCATAGCTGTTGCTCTTACTTACGCTCAGAAACGGGAGAGTTTCTGGGTAGAGACACCTCAACCTTGGAACCCTGAAGATGGTCGTGTTTTAGTCGGACCAGGTGATCGTGACCTAAATATGTGGCAAGACTCCCCGTTTTCTACACTTACGAATTATATCTTTTATAGAAAATAAAAGACTATGAACATGATAAACTCTATTGATGAAACTTCCATAGCAATTCTTCTAGTGCTCTTCTTCTTCCTGGCAGCTGCATACGCTCATTTACAACATATTTGGTCTTCTGTCATTTTCTTCGTAGTATTTATCTATGTTTTCAAAATATCAAATCTACAAGCCGTGCTACTGACAATCCTTGCATCGTTTATTGTCGGTACAAACTCGTCGCCAAACGTTTTCAAGGATTACCGATGGTCAGTGGAAGAGTTGTACTCGGACGCCAATGTTACAAATGCCACCTACAAATGGGGACATGACGATGATGATATCGATGATCACCAAAACCAAGTAGAATCGTTCCAAAACAAGAAACGAAAACAAACTGTGACTCAAATCGCCGATATTGCCTCTAGTGCTGCAGATCTCTTAAACACTCAAAAATTACTGATCCAAAGTATCGCACCAGTCCATCAACGAGACTAAACTTTTTTCTGCACGATTTTTATGTTGACTACTAAATATATTGAAGCCAAAAATATGTCGACATCTTCCTCCCTCAGTACGCCTCCTATCGATACTGCCGCTTTGACTGCTTGGTTTCTGACGAATGAGCAACCGATTTCGGCGATTGCTTCCATAGTCTTCGTTGTCATCCTTGCACTCTACCAACAACCCCATTCTATTTGGTCATTTGTCTTACTCGCAATTATTTTCTTCTTTGCCTTCCAATTCTCGATATCGATAGCTTTCTTTTTTGCAGCTCTGGGATCATTGATTGTTGGTTTCGCCTCTTACGATAATTTATTCCAGTTTTCACCAAGGAAAGCTGAAACAATGTTAAGCATGATGGAATCCTTTTGTGATGGTGATGATTGTGACAAACTTCCAAATACCTGTGACCCCGCTGATCCAACATGTATCGAAAGTTTTGACGGCGAAGAAGTTGAAAACCATCCGGTTGATGGATCATCGATTGATGTTGCCAAAACGTTAAATACTATTGTAACAAGTCTCACTCCGCAACAGATTGAATCCATGACCACGGATACAAAGGAGCTCATGGAAACGCAGAAATCCTTGCTCAAAACAGTCAAGGAATTGGCTCCTGTCATCACACAGGGACGTGAAATGCTCGAGACGTTCAAGGGATACTTTGGAGACGCAGCGGCAATGGGGAAAGTTTAGTCGCCACGTCCAAATTTCCTTGGATGATTTCTTTGGACGATGCTCTACATAAAGGATCTTATAGTACTACAAGGATATTCGAATGAAATGCGAGGATCTTTGAATTCAGCCAGAAAACCAATTACTCTTGAAACGCTGCATTGTGACTTTCTGAACCAATTGAAACTCACAGACACTGTTGCAAAAACGCAGATGGAGAAAGAGATTGCAGAACGACGGTTGCATGAATTAAACTCCCGAACGCTGACAGACGACGAAAATTACGAACGATTTCTACTTGAAGAAAGTATCGAGAAAATGAACTCTATCATTAAAAAAGAGGAAACCAAAGAGGAAGAAATCACAAACTACTTCGTCAAAACGGGAAGTTTGCTTTTCAAACATTGCCGCAATGGCGACTACTCCCATGGAGGAGTATCACTGGTAGAAGATGCTCCAAAGAAACAACCGGTCTCCATAGCCGATTTATTCAAAAGTGCCGCCATTGATCATACTCCAAGTAACAATGAAGCAATCACCTCAAAGTACCTGCAACTTGTCGGTTGCAATGACAATGTAGTCATCGCCGATGTTTCCGCCAACTGTCAAGCAAACTCTCCAGCCTTAAGTCAAGTTGAAAAAGAGTACGAAATGCATGAAATGTGCAGTAGCTGCAATGTTGAAAAAGTACTCAATCGAGTCGAGGCGGCGATGATTTGTCCGTCTTGCTCAAAGCTAGAATACGTGCTCATAGACTCCAATAAACCTCACTATAAAGATCCACCGCGTGATTTTGCATCGTATTCTTACAAACGTATCAACCATTTCAATGAATGGCTGGCCCAATTTCAAGCAAAAGAAAGTACCGATATTCCGGAAGAGGTGTACAACAAGATTCTCCTTGAACTTAAAAAAGAACGCACTTCGAACATGGCGAAACTCACTCCGACGAAAATCAAAACGATTTTAAAACGGTTGGGGTACAGCAAGTACTATGAACATGTACCACATATTATCTACCATATCACAGGTCGACCTGCACCTGTCATGACAAGAGCAACGGAAGAAAAGCTCAGACAAATGTTCAAGGAGATTCAAGCGCCATTCCTCATGTTCTGTCCCGAAAATCGGAAAAACTTCTTGTCATACTCTTACGTACTGCATAAATTGTGTCAACTGTTAGGACTTGACGAATTTCTTCCTTGTTTTCTGCTACTGAAAAGCCGCGAAAAGCTACATCAACAGGACAAGATCTGGGCGTCTATTTGCGCACATCTTCAATGGCAGTTCATCAAATCAGTTTAGGTGTAATCCATATGACTTCTTGAGTAGAGCGTGCTTTAACAAGTGCCATTATTCGGTCAAGTACACCTTCCAAAATGAGACCTTGAATCATATCTTTCATCCTTATTGTCGCGCAAATACATCGCTTCATAATGAGGCGGGTCGTTTGTGTGTAAAAGGTAGAAGGTGGTCAATGGTTTGCCAGAAACGGATTTGTAGACGTCGCTTTTGAACTCCGTGCCAAAATATCGAAAGACGGTGACATCTACATTGAACAGCGTGGACAGAATATAGATTTCTGCATGGCTCGTATACACTTTGTCATTGCAAACCGCTTGGTAATGCATGAGTACACCATCTCCTTCTTCATCTAAAAGCATCGTATTGTAGACATTGTGTTCAAACTCAGAAAGCTTATCAGTGCCCGATCTGAGAACTTTTGCTTCTATCGTCTCGTAAACATGACATACTTTCTGACGAAGTGATTTATGCGCATGATCGTCACCGTACAAAAGTTGAGAAAACGCGAGAAACAAGCAATTGCCATCTGCTCTGTTCTTGCGAATAGTAAACAACCGTTTTAATTCTGTCAAAGAATACAATCCATCCTCCTTAATGTCATCGACCGATAAAAGAGGTATTTGGGATGATTGTTGTTGTTTTTCTTTCTTTGCTCTGCTTTTCCTTCTACTTGATTTATTTTTCCTTGTCGATGGCATCATTATGTAACTACTACATATTTAATTTAGAGATATTCAGAACCTGTAGAATGCAAACTGGAATTTGGAATCGTCAACGATCACATCTAATTTTGTCACTGTTTTTTGTCACTGTTCGTCGAATTCTTTTTAAGTGAATATTTCCTATTCTTCTTCCTTCTATGACTTTTTGTTTTCTTTTTCCGCCTTCCACCAACGCTAGAGTTTTCTACATACGATATCGATATTTGTTTTTGATCATCAATAGTAACTTTAATTGGTTTCCCATCTTCACTATACTTAGCAGGAATTGTGTAGTTGCCTAATTTTTTTACTAAGTCGTCAATTTCAATGCAGTTGAAATCTTTGGTCTTGTATTGTGAGGGCATTGGATCAATTGCTTCTACTAAATTGGCATAATTTATATCTACCCATATTTTATCACCATAAGATGCAGTGTTTTCAGGAAATAGATCGAATCCGAACCCTGCCCCTGGAACCCAACCATCTCCCCAGTAGCGCGTTTTAATTTTAACGTCTGATGGTGCTTTTTCTGTTTTGACTTCATTCTCTTCTTTGACTTTTTCTAATTTATTAGTAGGTTCTTCATTCTCTTTTTTGGCTTTTCCTATTGTTATAGTAGGTTCTTCATACTCTTTGATCGCTAGTTTGACTTTTCCTAATTCGTATTGCTCATTTTTTATCTTTCTAGATGCTTGACAACGGTCGTTAACTTCAGCAACTTCATTAAATGCAGTTGTATGTTCGCTTTCTGCTATTTTTATTCTCTCTGTGGGATTAATGGCTGTACCAATTGTACTAACAACTTCCGATCCTACCCAAATCAAACCTTTACCTGCCACAATTGTTCCATTTACAAAGCCTTCCGCCCACTTTCCATCAAACATACTATTGTTTTATTCATTTAGTAAGATTTAAATATTGACACATGCAAAACCAGGAAATTTTAATTGTTTGGGAAAGAAAACGAAGTGTTATTCATTTCTTCGATAAATCTTCAGAAATTCGTATTCCATGTTTCTGCTTTACTTGTCACACATTTCAAAAGTTAATTGTCGCCAATATTCGATGTCATATCTTGAAAACTCTATTCTTCCATTTCGGCGCCGGAAAATGTGCTTGTCTATCCGAATCCGAACTTGAACGAACACCGGTTGAATTTCGAAATAATTTTGGATATAGACAACATGATGAATATTGTCCAGAGACATTTCGTCCTCTGAAATCAATTCGAGGAAAAGGAGAGATGGACAAGCATTGATTATTTCAAAAATTGCTTTCACCAGGAATGAGTCGATGTGACAAGCGAATTCCAAATAGTTTATATGTATTCCTGATAACGACTTTGCTATTAAAGGGCAATTATGTAAAGAGACTACAAAGTTTGAAATAGATAGTCTTTTCAGTGATTTCAAGCTACTGATCTGTTCAAAGACATTGTTTGCTTCGAAATTATCAATCGAAAAGAGACAAAGTGATTCGATTTGAGGAACTGTGCTAAGTAGTTGATCTGGAAGATGCCACATGATTTGCAGGGTTTTCAGCGACGGGAGAGATCGAAGGAATGCAAACCATGCCTCGTTATTGTGGCCGAGACAAATGATTGTGGTCGAGACAACTTTTGAATGTGTTCCGAATGATTTGTAAGTTGCATAGTGTTGCGAAATGGATTTTATTCCGACATTGAACATTTCACAGGCATCAAAATGAGTGCGTCGCGGAAATCGCCATCTCAGCATTTTTTGAAATTCTTCCAGATTTTTGTCAGTTGTTTCAATGGCAGATATTCGTTCTTCCTGTTTCTTAATGTCATGAAGCCATTTCGGAAAATACGATTCTGAAATCTTTTGGAGGGATTTTGACGAGAGACGGAGCGAGACATACTCTTCAAATGCAACGTATGAAACGACTGTCCTGAACATATCCTCTCCTAATTGATCGATCATTATTCTACTATTTTTTATTTATGGCAACAAATTTTCTGGAAGATAGACGTCACAATTTGCAGAGGTATGAATACGGTTTCTGAAGAAAAGAGGATAGATGACATTGGTCAAGCAAAAGTCATTGATATGACTCATTTCTACGTCACGATTACCAAAATGTTAGCGCCTGAACGCGTCGATGATATGGACGTGAAAATGCTCCGAAAATTGATAGATGCAATCAATGAGAAATCCGAACTTCTCCTTTACGGAATCGGCATGTACACGAAGGAAGCAACGTTCAATTTACTTGTGCTTCTGTTTCATGTATCGAACAAAATGTTTGGCGATTTGAAAGTGGAGGCGTCGAAAGAGGATGCGAATGAATCTCTCTTTGATCGTCATTTGGCATTTTCCATTTTGATATACGATACGTTGGTGTGTTTGAAAAAGAAAAGTTCTGTATTTTGGTCGAGTCAAGTAGTGAATCTTGACAGAATTCGTTTCTTGACATTGTACCGCCTTGTCATATTCCACAAGAAGTTTTTGCAGAAAGGCGACAATTTAGTCAAAGAGTTGCTTCATTCGTCCGATTTTCAGTCGATGAAGAGCGAAGAGAAAGATGAAGTTCGACTTGCTCTTTGCGCGGATGCATCACGAATTGCAGTATGTTCCGTTTGTGAAAATCCATCGACAAAAAGTTGTGCTTCATGTCTGCGGGTGTTTTACTGCTCGAGAGATTGTCAGAAAAGTCACTGGAAGGAACATAAGAGGCTATGTGGATAGGGAAAAAGTAATCCCTCTACATCAAGAAGCATGCAAGATATTAGGCGAAAATCAGCAGATGTCTGTGTTCAAGAATTCGTAGCAGAAGAGGGTTATAACGTTTATCTTTTTGATCTTTTCAGAATCTCACCTTTTTCGTCCTCTTTGTTTTAACATTTTTATGTTTTCTCGTGTTTTTCTTTCCGCCTTCGGTAGTAGAGGTTTTTGATAACGATAACAGATTTCCGAGATGAGTTTGAAATTGCTGGTATGGACCCTGCGAAAAATACGAGCCAGCAAGATCATTATTGCTATCAATATCTCCAAGATTAGATGCCCATCCCGGAATTTTATAAGCATTGAAAATTCCTTTTGTATCAAAAATAATTAGTGCAGAGATATTTGAGTATTTATTGTTTGCCAACGGATTAGTAGTAACGTTTGTATAAAAGACCGTGGATAATTCATTGTCAATAAAAAGCTTGTTTCCGCTATTAGTATATCTTGCAGTTGAAAAGTAATCATGATGATCGGCAGAAACATTTGAGATAGAAAATGTATTGATTGTTGTAAAAATTAATCCCATATCAAATTCAAAAATATGCAATTTCCTATCGACGATTAATTTCTTTACATCATTTAAAAATAAATCGTTCTTAAATCGTTTGTCTCCGTCTTTTAAATGATTTTTTACTTTATTTTTTTCACTAGTTCCGAGATCCTTAAATATCTCGTCGATTGAATATTGTGAATCATCAGTTAATGAAGCAACAACATCATTTCCATGTTTCACATTCTCTGTTGTTGAAGGAACAAAATCATTTTCATGTTTCGTATTATTTGCAGCAGTCAAAGGCTCATTTGACGTTATTCTGCTTTTCCCGACTGTCAATGTGTCAATTGTATTTTCTAAAGCTCTAAGAGATGTTTCTTCGAAAAACTCTTTATATAATTTCTTTGCTTTCTTAGTAATCTCTTTACTGTCCTCTCTTCGACTTGTTTGCTTAATAACTTTCGCAAGAAGGTCTTTGAGAAGATTTTTTAGTTTAGCAGCAGCTGTAGGACTGAATTTTTTAGTGGAAAGGATAGCATCAGCAGCCATATGCGTGACAACTGACTTCTCTTCTTCTGGAACTTTTTGTTCTGAATCATTTGATATCGAAGATGACAAAGCATCTAATGAGCCGTTTGATGTTAAAATTGAATCGGGATCGAACCATATTTCATCAAAATCAACGTATTTTGTGAAAAAAGAATTGAACGTCTCTTTTTTATCTTCATGCTCAGTTGCAAAAAAAGAGATGAGATTATTCTTTAAACTCTCTGAGTTGTAGTTTTCACCTGTATCATCATTTATCTTTAGGATAGTTTTCAATTCTGATATCTTATCTATTTTAAACAAAAATAAAAATATTTTATTAGCGATTTCCGTTTTATTCTCATCATAAGTTTCTTTTTCTGTAGCATATAGGACCTTCAATATGTCAAACGGTTCAAATAAAAAACGTTTACTGTATATTTTATCATCGCTGCCTAAATTAGATAATATATCTACAATCGCATCATAAATGTTTTCCTTTATTTTGTCCTTGTCGTCAAATATTTTCTTCAGGCCGTCATTGGCTTCATAATAATTTTCATTTTGTTTGTGATAAATATCGACGAAGCGTTGTAATGCTGTAAAATAGTATTTTCTTGTATTTAAGTATTCTTCCTTGACTTGTTCTTTAAATTTGTCGGTTAAGACTTCAAGCGTTGTAACTGAAACATCTTCTGATTCGGACATATTTCTCAATCTACAAAGGATATTTGGATATATTAATAATAGCCCGAGAAATTGTTTGTCATTCTTAGACGGAATCGACTTTACCGCAATTTACATTTTCAGTTTGAAGAAAACCATGACTTGAATGACGAAAAGGTCGGACTATGAATAATGTCATGAACTTAACTAATATTTTATTTTTAACTATTCTAGACCGTCTGGAATGATATTTTAAATTTATCCGGATCTTATATATAAAGCACTAGTTTTAACTTGATATGAGCGCCGATGAAACTAAAACGGACATAAAAACCCTTCTCGAGAATTTCAAGGCATTTGTCAGCACATGTACCTCTGTCAACAAAGCTTACATCGCTAAGCATTTCGAGTTAGTCGAAGTTTTTGCTACACTTACATCCTTGAATGAACGATTCCAAGCCATGAATAATATTGTCAGTGATCGGTATCGGGAAATTATTGGCGTCATTCGAACAGCAAAGCAAAATATTTCCCCCGCAAAATTGCGAGAATATGAGATATCACAAGGCGAAATGCTGTATAACAACATTTCATTTTTGATGCAAATGAGACGATCAACTATTCAAGTAGCTGGTAAGGATGCAAGGAAGGATTGTATGAATCCTCCCAATTACAATGATTTGATCGCAAACTCATTCATTGCATTGCCGGCTGCATTCCTCGACAATTATGTTGACGACAATCGAGTTTTTTTACCTGACATGATCAAATATAGTGACTATTGTTTAAATAATAATAATGATGATGCGACAAAGAATAAAGTCGCCGAGCTCTTGAGTAACGAATCTTCATATGAAAACATTGTTGACTTTAAAACATTAGAGTCTGAAATTGATTTCTCGGCACTTCCAAAAGTGTTTCTTCATCTATATACAAATGGAGCAATTGTCGATACGAGTCCGATTACAAACCAAAATGACGAAGCTTCTAGGCCAAGTTTGCGAAAACAGCTGGCAATTTATAGGATGATCATGATGATTTCATATACCCGAAATCCTTTTATTCCTATATTACCTGAAAATAATAAGTTTACTATTCTGAAGAAAGTAAGGGACGTTAACGTGTCGACAGCTTTGAAATTGGATGAAGTTTCAAATCAATTAAGCATAGTTTCATCTACCTATTTGCGAACTCCGCATATGCGACTATGTATCATCATAGATTATCAAAATACCCAGAATACCGCATCACTTGAAGAAATCGTAGATCTGTTGCGCGACAAATATTTTACGTCTGCACGAAATATAGATGAGTCAACCGGTACTAGGCAAAACAATTTTAAAGGAATAAAATCATACTACATTGGTGATAATGGTAATGGTAAAATAATCTTTGAACTTCCTGTTCATTACAATATTCTAAACTGTTTTGGCGATTTGATTGCTATTCCTCATCAAAGTTCTCTAGAGTATGATCTCGAAACCATATGTACCAATTTAATTTCAACAATTTCAGATTTGCTTAGCAACACATATAACAAATCACTAGTTTCTCTAGCGGAAAATAAGATTCAGTTAGCGTTGTTTACATTTGACGATAAAGACAAATCAGAGGTTCTTAATGATGATCCAGAGGCAAATTATGTTACAGACTACCCTGGAAATTTTGTCCTAATTCCTAATTTTAAATACT